GTCTTTTTCTTTTTCAATAAATCTTTCATTACAGTTCGGTTATACTGTTCATAACGCATTTCATTCATCTTAGTACACTATAGCAATGTCAAACTCTTTTACTAATAATTTGATTGTGTCTTCAATCTCAATTTTCTCAGCACCTTCTAAAGCAAATGTTTGAACATATACTTTGTCTCCAGCTTTTACTTTCTCTACTTCATCTCCTACAGAGTGAACTTCTAATTGAGTCCATCTTTTGATAGCTTCTTTTTGTCTTTCTTCTTCTTGAGCTGGAGATAATTCTAATGCTGCTTTCTTAATTTCCGGAATGTTAATTAAGATTCTTTTTCCTAATAGTTTCATTTTTCTTTTTATTTAAATGTAATCATTTTTACTACGGCCATTTGTGCACTTACTAATTCACCTACCGCATGGTCAAATAGTAAACTCTTAATTGGACTTCCTGGTCCCTCTTGATAAGAGTCTTTAAGAATATTAGCTGCCTCAGCAAATAATTCTTTTACTTTAGCTACACCAGCATCATTAGATGGATTGAACTCAATACCTACTAATTGCTCACCAAATGAAAGTACCTTAGCTTCATTTACTTTAACAATACCATCTACATTCTCTGGTAATTTTACAACTGTGTTACTCATTACTTTTTTGTTTTATTAATTAATAACCACTGAAGCCATCCTTTCAAAGCTTCTACTCTTAGCTTGTTGCTTGTCTTACTCATAACTATTTATTTTCTGTTCTTTTTACTTTTACAAAATTACTCTCAAATTCATCTGGTGTATGAACAGTAAGTAATCCTTGTTTATCCTTTACTATATAATCATTATGGTTTACCTTCTTAGGCCCATAAAATGTTTCTACATACAAAGCAAGTTGATTAGTATTTACAGGTTTTATAAACTCAGCCTTTCTTCCAGCAAAATCAAAAACTGTTTGTCTATCTTCTTCTTTAAATTGAAGCATGTCCAAATACTCAGGTTTCTTCATACATCTTTCAATCATTACGCATCAAATTTAGTATTCATAAAATTAGTAGGTAACTCATCAAGCATTTGTGGTTGATCATCAAAATCTCTAGCTAATAAATCAAACTTGGCTTTTTCTAATAACCCTACCAGAACCGGAATAGCTTCCGGTTCAATTTTTCTAAGTCTTATTTCAAAACTATTATCAGCATTTGAAATAATCTCCACTAAAGTAATGGGATCTTTTTTCTTACTCTTACTCATATCAGTTTGTTGGTTCAACAAATATAGAAATTTTATTTACTGAAAAAACCTTTTTTAGGTTGTTCTTTTTTATCTAACCCCATTTTTTCAATTATCTTATTTGCTTCATCTTCTGCCATAGAAGTTATGTCTTCTTCTTTATCATCAACATTCCAGTCAAATAATAACAAAGCTAAATGCACACACTCATGCATAATAGTTGTACACTTCTTTGTTAAAGGTAACTTATCAAACGTACTCATGTTTAAAAATAAGAATGGTTTATAAGGAGCTTTTCCTGTCAGCTTCTTATCATGTGGATCATAATTTGTCAATCCATAAATATAAACTCCATTACCAACAGTCTTATCTATTTCTTCTGCCTGAGCATCTTTA